GGAAAGATAGATGTACGACCCGCCCGAGGCGTTAATGCCTGCGGCTGTTGACACAATTTGGAATCCAGTTGAAACCGCATAAACGCTATTTGCATTTACTTCAGCCGCTGTGGAATTTAATAACAATGATGGGTCAGTACCTGAAACCATACCTCGTGCAGAATCCCAAACATACCAGTCACCAGTTGAGTCGGTGCGTTTTATAAGTACGAAGCGGCTACCACTAGCACCAAAGCCACAGTTGATAGTCTGCGTTGCGCCTGTGCCTGTGTATGAACCTACTTTGGAAACACCTGCACAAGTGGCAAATAGCGTTTATGCGGTTTCAACTGGATTCCAAATTGTGTCAACAGCCGCAGGCATTAACGCCTCGGGCGGGTCGTACATCTATCTTTCCATTTCTTGAGGAAAATAAAATGCAAGTAAGAATCAGAGAAACAGGCGCAGTAATGTACGAGAGTGAATTTCGTGCATACACAAAAGCCAATGGTGGCCCATCATGGGATCAAACAACAACTGAAGTCTTGGAGGCTTTGGGTGCTGATGTAGTTCTTGAAGGTCCACAAGCAAGTCCTACACGCTATCAAGTAGCTTTTGCTGATGGTGTTGAGCAGATTGATGGCAAGTGGTACACAAAGTACTCAGTATCTGACATAGATCAGGAAGCTAAGGATGCTTTAGATGCTTCTCAGGCTGACTCTATGCGTAAACAACGTAATGAGAAACTATCTGAGTGTGATTGGACTCAAGTAGAAGATGCTCCAGTTAATAAAGTAGTATGGGCTGCATATCGTCAATCCTTGCGTGATGTAACGTCACAGGAAGGATTCCCTTGGAATATTAACTGGCCTGATGCACCATGAACGATGTAAGTCACGAGCAAATCTACGAGCGTCTAATTGCTGTTGAAAGCAAGGTTGACCGGATTGATAACAATACAAAAGGTCTTGTAGAAGCCATTGATGCTGCCCAAGGTGCGATTAAAGTTCTTGGGTGGATTGCTTCTATTGCCCAACCACTTTTATGGATTGGTGGTGTTATTGTTGCTGCTGGTGCTGTTTGGCAGACTTGGATAAAAAAATGATGGATTGGCTGGAAGCATTTATTGCTGCAGCCTGTGTCACATCGTTTGTTATTTTTTGTAGCTACATGATAATTGTGTGTTTTCCTTAATTTTGGCTGTATCTATTGAATACAGGTGTATTAAGTGGGTTTGGGTTGGCGATGTGTACAACCGAAGAACTTACTGTATTGAATGGAAAAAGGTAGATAGGAAATGATAGACCCGATGACAGCCCTAGCTGGCATACAGTCAGCTATTAGCATGGTGAAAAAAGCAAGCAAGGTTGCTAATGACCTTGGCTCTCTTGCGCCCATGATTGGAAAGATGTTTGATGCTAAGTCAGTAGCTACTAAAGCTATGATTGAAGCAAAGAAGTCTGGAAAAGGCTCAAACATGGGTACTGCCTTACAGATTGAGATGGCTTTAGAGCAAGCCAGAGCATTTGAGGAAGAACTCAAAATGCTATTTATGCAAACAGGCAAGATTGATGTTTGGCAAAAGATTAAGGCTCGTCAGGCGGAGATGGACTTGGCTGACGCTAAAGAACTTAGCGCACTAAAAGCACAGGAAAAAAAACAGAAGCAAGAGGAGCAGGAGCAAATGGAGATGGCTCTACTCATTGGAGGAATTGCCCTCGTTCTTCTGCTCGTTGGTATCGGCATAAATGAGATGATGGATTACTGTCAAGCAACTCATAAGTGTGGACACAGATGAATGAATATCAAAAAACATTTGATTTAAGCCTCAAGATTATTGTTTATGGTCTTGTTGCGCTTTATTTTTTAGGTTTTCTGAAGTATTTGCCTAACGACTTGTCAGACAAGATTGTCAATTTATTGCTTGGAAAGATTGGACTTGGTAAATGAAAATCTCTACATACCAAGAAAATGCTCGTATGCTGTGGGAGGCTCATAGAGTGATACACCAGCAGAATATGCAGCGTTTGGCAGAGTTAAATCGCCAATGCGAACAGCAACAAAAAGTTCAAGAGATTAAAACTCATTGGGCAAAAGTTAACCAAGTAGATGTAATGGCATGAGATACATTCTTCTATTACTTCTGCTAACTGGTTGCGAAGACAGGTATCGCTATCCCTGTCAAAACCCTGATAACTTTGCTTTAGAGCAATGCCAAAAGCCTAAGTGCTTGTTCACTCAAATGTGTCCAGAATACTTAGTTGCGCCAATCTTGGAGAAAAAAATCAATGACGTACAACCAGAAGCAAAACCTAACCCCTGATGAAATCGAGGTAAGAATCTGGGGATTCGTAGTCATTGCTGTGACTCTGATTCTTTGCTTCATCGTTGTTGCTCTGCTTTATTCTGTGACATTCGTGACACAGCCAATCAAGAGCATGGCCCCGATAGACCAAGCCTATACCAAGATGCTGAACGACATTGTTTTGCTTATCGTAGGTGGTATTGGTGGAGTTATGTCTAAAAGGGCTGTATCGGCTGGTTCTAAGGCTCTAGGTACGCCTAATCCTCCTCAGATGATGCAACCTACTTGCTATGGAAATAATGCGTCATATGGCTCATCTTATGCGCCTCCACAATCAGCGTATGGTCTGCCTAGCCAACCATTTGGTGCTATGCCAGTTTGGAAGAATCCAGAACTAGATGAATCATGGACTCCTCCTCCTCCTCCGACTACGCCTCCAGAGCATCTTGAGGATGATGGTGAGCGTGAGGAAATTGCACAAGCAAGAAAAGAGGCTGAATGATGGTACCCATCCCACTACCTTGGTTAATTGTAGGTGTTTTGGTATCTCTCTTTGGAACATACAGAGTAGGTCATCACTATGGGTGGCTAGAGCGTGATAACGACATGAAAATAGCCATTGCTAAAAAGAACGAGGAAGCTAGGGAGTTAGAGAAGAACATGACTTCCAAGCTGTCAGACCAAGAGACTAAACTCAGAAAGGCACAAGATGAAATTGCTAAAAAGAAGTCTGCTATGCACGAGCTTGCTAGGACTGGTAAGTTGCGCCTCCCAACCGCAAGTTGTCCACAAGCCAGCCCAAATTCCTCCACTCCCGCAGGAGATAGCAGACCCGACAACCCGATGCAAGCGAACTTGAGCGACAGACTATTGCAACTCTTATCGACATCGCAGCAGAAGGAGACAAAGCCATCACCAAACTCAACTCCTGTGTCGCAGCCTACAACGAAGTAAGGAATCTAGTAAATGGTCAATAATGAACAACTCAAAAAGATGCACATTGGTGAGCAATGGGTTGACGCATTGAATGAGACTTTTCAGCGTTTCAATATCCTTACACCAATCCAACAAGCGTCATTCATTGGTCAATGTGGACATGAGTGTGCAAACTTTAAGATTCTTGAAGAAAACCTAAACTATCGTGCTGAGACACTAATGAAGTTGTGGAAGTCTAGGTTTCCAACTATAGAAATAGCAAACGAATACGCTAGAAATCCTAAAAAAATTGCTAATAAAGTTTACGCAAACAGAATGGGAAACAGAGATGAATCGTCTGGAGATGGTTTTCGCTTTCGTGGTCGTGGGTGTATTCAACTTACTGGTCATGCTAATTATTTTCATGCTGGTCAGGCTTGCGGTGAGGATTTTGTTATGAATCCAGACCTTGTGGCTACGCCTAAATATGCTGCTATGACCGCAGGTTGGTTCTGGAATACTCACAAGTTAAACCAGTACGCTGACAGAACAGATTTCTTGATGATGACAAAAAAGATTAACGGAGGCACGATAGGATTGGATGACCGAATCAAACATATCAATCATGCCTTGGACATATTAAATGGCTAACATACCAACTCAGCAAGATGCAGAACTGTTCTACCAGAGTGTAAAAAAATGGCAACAGGTGCTGTCTCTTGGTGATTGGAGAATTGAAAAGGGCATAAAGCCAGCTAAAGGTGCAATGGCATCTGTTGAGTTTACTGATAACGCTAGACTAGCGGTTTATCGGTTAGGTGATTTTGGTGCAGAAAAAATAACACCAGAATCACTTGATAAGACTGCACTTCACGAGTTACTGCATATCTTTTTGCATGACTTGATGTGTGTAGCCACAGACCCAAAGTCCTCAGATGAGGA